TAACTTTGCAAATTTGACCAAAGGGTCGCAAGGCATTATGGTGTTAGACGGTGAAGAAAGTTTTGAAAAGCTATCTACTAATATCGCGGGACTATCAGAAATGCTCGATAGATTCATGCTCTCTGTATGCTCAGTAACTGGAATTCCAGCTACCCTACTTTTTGGTCGTGCTCCTGCTGGTCTTAATGCAACTGGTGACGCAGATACAAGAAATTATTATGATATGATTAAGCAGTATCAAGAAATGAAGCTTAAACCTATCCTAGAGAAGCTTACTTACTACTTGATGCGTTCAATAGACGGGCCTTTTAAAGGGCAAGAGCCTGAACATTGGTCAATCCAATTTGCACCATTGTGGCAAAATACGGAAGAGCAAGAAGCGGTAATGAGGCACACAGTTGCAGAAACTGACGCGATTTATATAGATCGTGGCGTGTTAGATCCGGCTGAGGTAGCCATTTCTAGATTTGGCGGCGATCGATGGTCGATGAATACCATTATCGATACTAAAGCGCGCGAAGGTGGCTATGATCCAAATGAAATTGCTGATCTAGAATATCAAAAAGAAAAAGAAATCCAAGAAATGCCTCCTGAGCCTAGCATAGGCCCTAATAGTCTTGGCGAGGAAAATATCATTATAGTAGATCGTTGATGCAGCCTGTTAACCCTGATCCGTGGTTAGATTGGAGTTATGAGGAAAGCGAAACGGAAGAAGAATTATCAGCAGATGAAATTCTTAATCGAAAAGTGCTACAAATACTTAAATCTTCAATTATAAAAAAAGAAATTAATAAAAATGGAAAAGAAAATGAGAATTATTGAATCTGAGTATGAAATGTTTTATAATTTAGAGCATATTAGTATTTTTGATGTTAATGAATGTGAATTGTGCGTAACTCTTATTTCAGGTAAGACGCACGGTTTTTGCGAGGTAGATTTTAAGAGTTTTGGCGATAATGAAGGCAAACAAGTAGAAATGTCATTTAATCTGAAAATGATTTTCGTTCGAGAAATGATAAGCTTTATTTACAATTCAGAAATGAAAATATTATATTGGTCAGATCTTGAAAAATCTGTATGGGATAAGTTTCTAAAAGAATACGATAAAATCAAAGATTCTAAAAAACCAGGTTAATGATGTTTTACTACGTTTTAATTGAATGGTACTTAAACGGTTGTGATGCTCGAATGCAGATAATTGCAGTCACCGCAGACTCGCAATTCGCTTATGATTGGACTAAAGAAATAGTTGCTGAATTCATTTCTAGAGAAGCTCAGGCAAAACCGTTAATTGCAGCTATCCCGTAGGTAAAATGGTTTCACGTAGAACTTTAGAGCAAATTAGAGCTAGAAATACTCTAAAAAATGGAAAGCTAAAAAAGTTAAAAAAACCGCCTAAATGGTTACTCCCTTTCTCTGCTGAAAGACGATACACGGCTCAGCTTTACGAATACACTTTTCAAATCCGTAGACTCATATCTCAGCAAATTCTCCCTAAACTCCCCTCTTGGCTAGTTGGTTCGACATACACTTATCCAGATCCAGTTTTACCGTCTCAAGAAGAAATTGAAGAAAATCGAATAGCTGCCAATCTTGATTCCATTATTGATGATATAATTAGCGATCTAAATGACACACTGCTAATTATTGATCAAATACTAGCGCCTTACCAGGCAAGAGCAATCGCAGACGCTGCAAGAATTGGAGTGGAAATTTCAATTTTCAATAGTATCCAGTTTGATAAAGTTACCAACTCCGTTTTGGGTGTAGACATTTTTCAAGATGAGCCATGGCTAGAAACACAACTAGAGCTTTTTGCTAACCAAAACTCTCAATTAATTACTAACATGACAACTAACGAGATTGAGCGAGTTAGCGGAATAGTGCAAAGGGCCTTGCAAGAAGGCTCAAGTTTAGAATCAATCACCGATAATATAGAAAAATCTTTTGGTATAACTAGGCGTCATGCTAAGTTGATCGCAAGAGATCAAACAACTAAATTGAACGGATCTTTGACAAAATTACGGCAGCAAGAGATCGGCGTTACTCAGTATCGATGGGAAACTTCGAATGACGAGCGAGTCAGAGCAGATCACCGTGTAATGCAGGGTAAAATATGCCGATGGGATGATCCTACAGTTTACCTAAACGAAAAAACTGGAAAATGGGAAAAAAGATCTACAATCGGCGGAACTCTGGTACATACTTCGCAGGACGTAAATTGCCGTTGTCAACCGATAGCCATACTTGAAGGGGTTTTTGCAAATGGCAACTAAAGAAAATTTAAAAGAAATTCGATCGGCAGCAATTACGACACAAGAAAAAAGAGTACGTGAAATGCCTGGCGGTAGTAACGCGGGCGAGTACGATCGTGTAAAACCAGAAGATTTTGCAGGTAATGCTTGCGGTATTCCGGGGACGTATCCAATCAATACTATTGAAAGGGCTAGAGCTGCCCTCGCCTACGCACATAATGCAAAAAATCCAAATTGCATTCGTCGAGAAGTTTACAAAAAATGGCCTTCACTAGATCCGGATAATAAATGAAAACAGTAGCCAGATTTGACCGTGGTGAAGTGAAAGGCGATGCCGTTATCACGGATGAAGGCTATATCAGAGCAAATGCGATTGTCACGCGTACCGGAATCTTTAAATACAAAAATCCTGATGGCTCACTTCGTAGAGAATTAAGACACCCCGAAGATATCTGGGATGAGCAATCAATTTCTTCGATGGAGCTTATCCCTATTACCAATGGCCACCCTTCAGAAAGACTAGTGACAGCGGAAAACTATAGGCGTCTTTGCGTAGGCTTCACCGGTGAAAAAATCAAAAAAGATGGCGACTTTGTTTATACTAATATGGTAATAACTGATAGTGAAGCAGTTAACGCTGTCAAAAACAATAATCGCCGCGAACTGTCGTTAGGTTACCTTGTCGATCTAGAAGAAGTTCCAGGTAATTATGATGGCGAAGACTACGATGCTAGACAAAGAAACGTACGTTATAACCACCTTGCGATCGTTGATAAAGCGAGAGCTGGAGCAGAGGCAAGAATTGCTTTAGATAGCGAAGATTTAGAAGAATTTATTAACGAGGTTCCAGAGATGGCAAAACGTAAAATTAAAATTGACAATGAAGAGTTGATGGTTGAAGAATCAACAGCACGTTACATTGAGCGATTAGAAGAAGATTTAAAAAATCTTGATGACGAGCGTAAGCGCGTTGAAAACGAGATTAAAATGATCAGAGATAAGCTTGAAAGAGCTGAAGCCGAAAGAGACAGTTTACGCGATGAAGTCAATACTTCTCGAGAAGGTGCTCAGTCTGAAAAAGATCGTAGAGCACAAGCTGTGTCTAATATGGACGGAGAAGAATTTAAAAAAGCTGTTAAGGCTAGATTAGGTCTTTTACAAGTAGCTGGATATTACTTGTCTAAAGACAAAGCTGCAAATCTTGATTCACTTGATGACCTACAAATTAAAAAAGCAGTCATTGCGGAATGCAGAAAATCCGTAAATCTGGATGGAAAAAGCGATCTTTATGTTGAAGCGATGTTCGACACCATCTCAGACGAGAAAAAAACAGTAAATTGCGAAAACGTCAGCTACGGGACAGGAAGCATCAAAAGTGATGGATCTGACACAGTAAGCGCTCGTGAAGCAATGATGCAAAGAAATGCCAAAGCTTGCAAAGGAGCAAAATAATGTTTTTACCTAATGCGTCTTTTCAAAATTCTTATCCGTATAATATGCCGATTGGTATCCCCGGTCGTATAGCTGACTGTGGATTTAAAAACACACTTTCACCTCGGGCCCTAGAAGCCATTCCCGCTGCTAGAGGCGTTATGAAGCCATTAAATCTCGATTATTGCATCACTTTGCCGCGTGTTAACCTAGGCACAATAGCAATCAGTGTAGCTTTAATCACAGGAAATACTTTTAACGCCACCATTAATGGCGTTGCTCTTACTCCTACTATTTATGCTACTAGTAGCGCTGCGACCATGGAAGCAATCGCGACTAAAATTCGTGAAATCCCTACGGTTCAAAGTGCTACAGTTGCAGTCGATGGTCTAAGCATTACGATTGTAAGTGTTCCAGGTTTTACAACTACAGTTACAGGTTCTGCTGTTACTGGGGGCGCATCTCAACCGACAGTTACACAATCCGCAGCTGCAACGGGAACTTTTTTTGGTGTTACTCAGCACATTTATAACAAAATGAATGCCTGGATCCCCGACTTTGGACCTAACTTAACTGTTTCAAGCGGCTTTGAAAGCCCTTACTATACTGGTCAAGTTATTCCAACATTGACTCAAGGCCGTATCTACGTTGTACCTGAAAATGTTGTAACTTCGAATAGCCCAGTTTACTTGCGTGTAGCTCCTAACGGTGCAAATACTTCACTGGGAACTTTTAGCGGCATTGCTGATGGTGGAAACTCAGTTCTTATCCCTGCTACTCAAGCTATCTGGAGAGAAGGTAACGGAATTGTAGGCGGTATCGCTGTTTTAGAATTAAATATCCCATAAGGAGAGAGATTAAATGTTTAAGAAAGAAGGCTTTAAGTCTATGCGTCTCGATGCGGCTGGCGATATTTTTTTTGCTAGACAGCTAGAATTCGTTCAATCGCGTGTTTACGAATACGAATACCCGGCCATGAAGGCCTTTCAATATATTCCGATCAATTATAATATTGACCCGGGTGCTGAATTTGTTACTGCTACCGGATATCAATCTGTAGGTAGGGCTAGAATTATAAATTCCTATGCAGACGATCTTCCTGAAGCAGGAATTCTTGGGACTCAACTTACAAATCCTGTTAAAAGTATCGGCGCAAGTTATCGATATTCTTACCAGGAAATTAGAGCCGCTCGCCTTGCTAATTTAGATTTGCCCATTAAACTCGCTGAAGCAGCTAGAAGAGCTAACGATCAGCTTGTAAATGACTTAGCTATTTCAGGTGACGTTGAAACTGGAATGTTTGGTTTAGTAAATAATCCTAACGTTCCTGCCGTAACGGTTCCTGCGGATGGCGCTGGAGCTTCGACTCTTTGGAGCACCAAGACTCCAGAACAAATTTTGCGTGACTTGAATCTAGTGGTTAATCAAATCGTTAGCAATTCAAATGGCGTAGAAATGCCAGATACATTGCTTCTACCCCTAGATCAATATACTCTGATTGCTTCGACTCCAAGATCCGCTATCGGTGACATGACTATTCTTCAATATTTTCTTATGAATAATCCATTTATCAGGACTGTTGATTGGTTGCCTCAGCTTGCTGGCGCTGGTGCAGGTGGAGTTAATGTTATGATCGCTTACGATAAAAGCTCTACAAAACTGGAAATGCAGATTCCGTTGGCATTTACTCAGCATCCACCGCAGGAAAGAAATTTAGAGTTTGTGATAAACTGCGAATCAAGATTTGGAGGAGTAGTAATTTACTATCCTCTATCAATGATTATCGGGGAGGGAATTTAATGGTAGCAATCGCTTTTAAAGGGGCAAGCTCTGTAACAATTGGTAAATATAAGTTTGTCAAAGGTGAAACTGAAGTTGCTGATGCAGATTTTTATGAGCTCATGAAGCTTCCAAATTTTGCAGCTAGAGTAAAGTCTCATACTTTTCAAGTCCCCTATGGCTTTCCTTTGGAAAAGCAAGTAGTAAGACTTGAAGATGATGAGATTGATTTAGCATCAGATAAATCTGATAAAACAGATAAATCTGAAAAAGCTGATGAAAAAGAAGATTCAAAAAAGTCGAAGAAGTAGGTAATTATGGCTTGCACTAGCACAATAACAAATGCAGAAATACTGGCTTTGCTATTTGCTATAGCTCCTCAGTTTGCAACCACAGATGCTGAAAAGCTGGCAAGCTATAATGCTATTTTGGACGCTATTAGATGTCAGGTTAATGAGCGAGCTTTAGGCTGCTGTGGAACACTCGCTTTAGCGAACTTGCTCGCTCATTACTTGACGCTATCTTTGAATCCCATTATGGGAATGCAAACGAATATTGCTGAAGGTCAGCTATCGATAGGTTTTGCAAGTACTATAAATTCGGGATTTTTTAGCGGCAGTCCCTATGGGCAAGCTTACCTTAATTTAATTGGAAACTACAAAGTAGGTGCTCTAACAACAGGCCTACAAAGAAATGGTTGGTATGGCCCGTCGTGCTGCGGTGGTGGTGGATACGGATTTGGGTTTTAATAAAATCGTTGATGATTTGTTAAAGGCTAATAAATATAGCATTCAAGTAGGTATTCAAGAAGGAACTAAAACGCCAGGAATTCGCAGGCGTGGGAATCAGCAACCTGCTGGCAAAAATGTGGCTCAATATGCAGCTGAAAACGAATTCGGAACGCAAAAAATACCTCAGCGTTCTTTTATGCGATCGGCTTTTGATCAAAATCTAGATAAAATAGAAGCCATGCTCGTCACTCAATTACGGCTTGTAACCGACGGACAAACTTTGATAACTGCGCTAAAAATCGTTGGCACCATGGTTCAAGATCTAGTAAAGCAAAAGATAAATAGCATCACATTTCCGCCTAACTCGCCTATGACTATAGCTTTGAAAAAGTCTAGCAAACCGCTTATTGACTTTGGCACGATGTTTGCATCTGTTCGTTACGTTGTGAGGAAAAGGTAATGTCAGGAATTCAATTCGAAATTTTCAGGATTCCTCTTAATGTCACTCGCTATAATCCGACGACCTACGTTAATGGAATTCCTCAGCCTGCGACTTTTACTAATATTCCGATTACGGCTAGCGTTCAGCCCACAACAGGAGAGGAAATGCTTTCACTTCCCGAGGGACGAAGAAATAAAAAAACGTTCTCGCTTTTTACTTCTACAAAGATTAATTTGATAGTTGGTGGCGCAAACCCCGATCAGATCGATATCTTCGGTGAAAGATATGAAGTAGTTAGGGTAGAGCCATGGCAGAACAATCCACCCGTTTTCGGGATTGTTAATCACTTTAAATTTTATGCGCAAGCTCTGGAGGCTATACTATGAACAAACTTTTTCAAGAATTCATGAGAATTTTTCGTGAAGGTGCTGATGATTTAACGGTCGTGGCTTACATGGAAGCGATGGATGAAGCAATAGATTTCATTGTAAAACCACTGGCACTAGAATTTGATATCACTGAAGCAGAGCTTCAATTGCGTGTTAATCGTGTAAAAGCAAAGTTGAAAAAGAGATTAGAAGATGCACTGGGCGAAGATCCTGTTGATCCTACCGATCCAGTAGATCCAGTAGATCCTGTTGACCCGACAGACCCAACAGCTCCAACTGTGCCAGGCCAACAAGGATAGCAATGGCAATTAATTTTGCGTCAGTTCGAGACAGCCTATACCAGTGGGCTGTCTCTCAAGTTCCCGCAGGAATGCCCGTAATATACTGGCAGCCCAATGCCCCACGCCCCACGATTCCTTATATAACTCTTTTTATTTCTCAAGTCACAGCTGTAAATCAGGACTGGTCGGACCACGAAGCTACCGGTCTCGGCATAATAAATATGCGAGGTAATCGTCAGTTTACACTTGAAGTTCAATCTTACGGATCTGATCCTTTAACTATAGTAGAAAATTTAAGAACTTCATTGCAAAAACAGACTGTTTTAGATACTCTGCGAGTAAATGGAATTGCATTTTACAGCTCGCTTACTATCAATGACATTACAGAGCTTGTAGACTCAAAATTTGAGCGCAGAGCGGCCTTGGATATACTTTTCGGCGTTGGTCAGGTCTATACAGATACACCTGGATTTTTTGATCAAGTCGAACTAACTGAAGTCGTTGACAATGTCGATGGCGTAGAAATTTATAACGACTCTTTTTTAATTCCTGATCCGTAGGATGGAAATATGCCTTTAAACGACATTGTAAACGTACAAATCTCATATCAGACGGCTACGATTTCCGAAGCTGGTTTCGGCATACCTATGATTCTAGGAACTAATGTTAGGTTCACTGAACTTATCCGTTTTTATTCAAATATGGACGGTGTAGCTTTAGATTTCGCTTCTACTGATCCGGAATACATTGCCGCTCAAGATATCTTTTCTCAAGTGATTTCACCTGAACTTATAGCCATTGGCCGTAGACTAGTTGACAATGTTAATTTTGAAGTACTCACAGCACTTCCCGGAGCAACCTATACTTTTAATGTTAATGGTCAAGAAATTCCAGTTACTACAGCTTCAACAACGACTTATTCAACTGTAACTATCAATCAAGACTTAGTGGCTGGAAACCGAATCAATGTGAGCGTTGATGGCGATCTTGTGGGAACGGTTACTTCAGAAATTAATTTTGACATTGACTTTGTCGCTTCAAATTCTATTGTAGCCACAATTAACGGAACGCCGATTGCTGCCGTGCCTTTTAGCACTGATCAAGCAACAACAATGGCAAACTTAGCAACAGCATTGCAAGCTACTGCGGCAGTTGCAACAGCTACGGTAACTGGGCCTCGTCAAATTACAGCTACTTTTGCATCTGCAGGTGATAATACAATTAATAGCGTTGTAACTACTTTAGGCGCAACGCAACCACAGGCTACGATTTATGAAGGCGCTTTTGAATATGCCGTTTCTAGCTTAGAGACTATGCAGGACATTAGAGATGCTATCAATCTAATGCCGGGAATTACAGCTACAATTTCAGGATCTCTAGGACGTGTATTAACGGTCGAAGGCGCACCAGCTACCACGGTTACTGTAAATAGTTTTGTTGTTGAAGGTGGTGCAAGCCAAGCTACCGCCTCTATTGTAAATATTCCTCAGGCAATCACAAATGCGCAAGTAATAGCTTCGATTATAGCGGCTTTTAATGCTCAAATACTTGCAGATCCAAGTTTTCCTTTGCAAGCTGTCAGCACTGGTTCTGATACTTTTATTTTAAATAACAGATTTCCAGGCGTTGCATATTCTTTGAGGGTTGGAAATACTATTAGCAACCCTAATAATGCAAGGGTTAGAATTACTCAAGTTTTGCCGAATGCAGATTATACTGTTACAGTTAACGGTATTCCTTATAGTTACCGTACGTTGAATCTAGTGCAGGATTCAAACACAATCATAAATGCTCTTGTGGCATTAATAAATGCCGATCTGAATATGCCTGTAAGTGCAGTAAATTTGGGCGATGGTACTTTCACTTTAACTAGTGCAAATCTAAATCAAGGCTTTTCATTAGCTGTCACTGATGCAATAATGCAAAGGGAAATTGGCATTTATCAACTTCCTTTAGTCGCTGTCAATGCCGTGGGAGATGATCTAACGCTTATTAATGATGCAGATAATTCTTGGTATGCTTTGATTTCTACGACTAGAGATCCTGCTACAGTAAGACTAATCGCTGACTGGGTAGAAGCAAGAATTAAACTTTTTGGTACAGCTTCAGCTGATCCCGATATCATTAATGTCCCTGCTGGAACTGACACTAGCTCTATAGCTGCGCAACTCAATCAAGCCGGGTATGTGAGAACTTTTGTGATGTATCACCAAGACGCTGACTTTGATTATCCCGAAGCCGCTTGGTTCGGTAGAGTCTTACCGCTTGATCCGGGAAGCGAAACTTGGAAATTTAAGACTCTGAACAGCATTACTTACAGCAATCTAACCACAACACAAAGCTTGAATGCGCTTAACAAAAGCGCAAATACTTACGAATTTGTGGCCGGCGTTGGCATCACGCAAAATGGGACAGTGGCGCAAGGTGAATTTATTGACATTATCCGCGGTGTTGACTGGCTCCGTGCTAGAGTTCAAGAATATGTTTTTGCAGTTCTAGTAAATAACCCAAAAGTTCCCTACACTGATGCCGGAATAGGTGCGATTGAAGCCCAGGTAAAAAGAGCCTTATCTTTAGGTGTAAGTAACGGTTTCATCTCTGATGATCCACCGCCGACAGTTACAGTACCTAGAGCCGCAGACGTTCCACCAGCAGATAAGGCCGCAAGAATTTTAAGAAATGTAAGATTTTTTGCTACACTAAGCGGAGCCATACACGCCGTACGCATTATCGGCACGCTATCAGTATAAAATAATTTAAAAATATAGGTGCCTCGTGGCCGTCGCTTCATTCGATCCGAAATCGGTTATAATAGTAGTAGGTGCAGTGCCAATCAGCGGTTATGCTGATGGTACTTTTTTAGAAGTAGCTCAAGCTGATCAGCAATTTACTTTGTCAGTAGGCGCTGATGGTTTTGCTACTAGAGTAAAGTCTAATAATTATTCTGCTACTGTGACAATTACTTTATCGCAGACTTCCCCTTCTAACGATTATCTGTCAGGCTTAGCAGCTTTGGACAGGCTTAGCAATGGTGGCGTCGTTCCATTGCTTATCAAAGACCTTAGCGGAACAACGATTATTTTCTCTGAAAGTGCATGGATTCAGCAGATTCCTGACATCACTTACGGCAACGAAATTAATACAGTTGCATGGGTTTTTGAGCTTGCTCAAGCTGATACGTTTGTAGGAGGAAATACTCTACTATGATCGAAGCTAAAACTAAACAAATCAGCGGGTCTACTTATACCGTGACTCAGATGGCAGCTCGCCGTGCACTTCGTATGCAAGCAAAGCTAATGAAACTTCTTGGCCCTAGTGCTGGTGTAATACTTTCTCAAGCCGATAAATCAGCGAAAGAAGCGGACCAATGTTTACCGCAGGCCATTACGCTTTTAGTTAGCCAACTCGATGAAAAGACATTTGACTTGCTAGTCATGGAGCTTCTAGAGGGTGTAAGAAAAGATAATATCGAGTTAACTCCTCAAGTAGTGGATTTAGAATTTGCTGGTAATTTGAACGAGCTTTTTCTACTTTTGCAATTTGTTCTCGAGGTAAACTACAGCGATTTTTTTCAGGCAGGCGGTATTTTAAGTACGCTACTAAGTCCGAGCAAGACCATAGCCGAATCGAAAGAAGCTTAGACGAAGACCTAAAAAATGAAATGTGCATCTGGTCGTTGGTCATTTCTAAAATAGCAACGCTTCAGGAAATTGAAACGCACTGGAGTCTTGATGATGTAATGCGAGCACACGCTACACTAGAAATGAAACAAGCCATGATCTCTGAAGCTCAAAAAGCTAACGAGTCTAAAAGAAAACCAATCCGAAAACGCTAGGTAACTGTGGCTATAGTCCGAGATCTTTTAATCAGAATTGGCTTTGTCACAGATAAAAAGGCTATCAATGCCACGAATTCGGCTATTACTGGTTTTCGCACTCGCTTTGCTTTAGCAGCAACCGCTGCAACTTACGCTATTAGTAAAATTGCGGGCTTCTTTGGACAAATTTCACAAGCCACTTTAGAAGCGGATGATCTAGCCCGAACTCTAGGCATAGGTCTTAATGAGCTTACGCAGCTTACTAAAGGTCTTAATAATTTCCGTTTAGATGATAAACAGGTTGCCGCGTCTCTAGATAAAGCCAACAAACTTTTTATAGATTTTCGTACAGGTGCATCTACAGAACTTGCAAAAATTTCTAGAGACTTCAATTTTGAAATAGATAGAGAAGCTGGCCCAGTAGCGGTTTTTAGGCAGATTCTAGAAGGAATAGCAAATATTTCTTCTGAAAGTGAGCGACTAAGAATTAC